CATCCGCTCAGGACAATCCGACGATTACAGCACCTACCGGAACAGTTGCAACATCTGCACAAGCAACTTGGACAGTGGGTGGTGGTGCAACACAAACATCATATCGTGTTGTCTCATCAGATACTTCTTCAACTTCTAACATGGATGCTGGTACACTTGAGTATGATTCTGGTTGGCAGATTTCAAGTGAGCTATTTCATAATACTGTATTATTTCCTACTAATACTGTGACTCGGTATATGAGGGTACAAACTAAAAATGATGAAGGGCTTTTGTCAGACATTGACCAAGAGACCTTGACAGTTTCTTGGACGCCACCGACAACACCAACATTAGTAGCAACCTCAGACACTCCTTCTGTGGGCGCGATAGGAGTTGTAATCACCAATCCTGCTCCAGACACTCCGGTGATCGTATCGAATGATATTTACAGAAGAATTGTAGGCGAATCTGGAAATGGTACTAGAGTAGGAACTGGAATAGTTGCTGATGGTACATTTGAAGATTGGCATTGTGCTTCAGGAGTTGTATATGAATATTTGGTAAAGGCAATAGCAGACACTGGCACAACAGCGGATTCGGTATGGACAGCATAAAATCAGATCATTATTGTAAGCAGGTGGAACGTATCGATAGACTTGTAGAAGAAGGCTCCATCCGTGCCAGACAGCTTGACCTCCTCGTTGAAAAGATTGCGGGCGAACTTGAAATAGACGAGTACACAGGTGAACCTACTGGACATCGTATTAACGGTATCGCTGATAGAGTGGAAAGACTAGAGAGGCAAGGTAATGGTGGCGGTGGCTTCTCACTTCGTACCAAGGATAAGGCCCAGATCACAGCGTTCTTTGGAATAGTTGTAATAATTGTTAATGTCATAAAGGAGATCTGGTGACTAGTACAAGAGTGATGCGCCAGCTGTGGGCTGATAAACGATGCGACTACGGTACATGGACGAATATGTTCGGTCGTACTCCGATCTACGCACAAGAAACCACTTGGATACGTGCACTTGAACAGGCTCACTATGGTGCTGGTTATATTCCTACTCCTGGCGGCTTCATTGGATCAAAAAGAAATTGTCCTCGTGGTATAGGAGGTAAACCTTGTCAATCGAGTGGTTCCGACTGTTCCCTTCACAACTATGGACTTGCTTGGGATGTGGAATACAATTACAATCCCCACTTCAAGAGACGGCTGACCGAGCAGGCATTGTGGGAATTGTACGACGAGGGCAAGACAAAATACAATCCCGACATAGTTGCAATCATCCTGTTAGTAAAAACGACGAAGGGTAATCAGGCGTTTCATTGGCTTGGATATTCAATCGGTGACACGATGCACTGGCAATGGAATACTGGACCGGATGATCGCGAAATTGATTGGACAACAGTTCCTAACACGAATGAGGAAGGTATGTTACGAAACGGATCAAGTGGCATCAACGTTGCTAAGTGGCAAAACTATCTAAACAGGTGGGACTCAGAACATGCTAATACGTTCCAACCTCTTGTCGAAGACGGCGAATTCGGTGATAAGACAGAGCAGATGACTAGAGCTTTTCAGACATGGACCCATATTGAAGAAACGGGGATGGTCGGGTACATGGATACTGGAACTATGGCTATCTCGATCAAAAAATGGAGTGACACATGAATAATATTATTCAAGAAGAACCAGTAAGATTTTGGGCAGCTATAACAGGTATAGTCTCATCCATCATTGCACTACTACAAATATTTGGTGCAGTTAATTGGACAGGAGATCAGATCGCTGCTATCATGTTAGTTGTTGCAGCTGTAGGAACTATGTTCCAATTCTTCTTTGTAAGAAATCAAGTTACACCTTCTAACTAACAAAGTTTGCCCCTGGCTTGAGAGATTTTTAGTCGCCCTCTCTTAGCCAGGGGCAATTCTTATGGCCTAAGCACCCTATATGCAGGAGTAGGTCTATGATCTTTGTCGTAGTTAGGACCGTCCCTGTGAGTTATAATTGTCTCGGACCCTTCTGACATTCTTAATGTAGAGACCATATCTAAAGCTCTTCCACAGCCTGGCGAATTACAGATAGGACCTTCTATGAGTCTGGGTTCAGCTTGTTCAGCCATTGTCTTTCTCCTTTTGTTACAATCAAATGATACATGAGATGACGCAATGCATCCATCCCGTGTTTGAGTCCAGGCTCGTATAGCCCCATCTTCTTGAGCTTGTCATCGGTGATAAGTCCCTTAGCCATACTAGCCGAGTAACTATACGCGGGTATGTCAGCAACAGCGGCATATAGCTTAATGACCCCAATGACTTCAACCGGATAGAGTACAACTTTGTTGCGGCGCTGATATACAAAGGACTCGTATACAATTTCAGAGGGTTCACGACTTAAAAGGTAATGGTAGAACTCTAAATGAGGTACCTTCAAATGATCAATACGAATCTTGTCATTGTACCGAAGCTCTGCAATCCCAGTCGTAATTCCTGGATCTAATGCTATAATCATGTGTTGTCTCTTCCTATTGTCCTAGTGAGTTTATAGCGAGTCTCTTATACTCCACTTACGAGTTAAGTAACGATAAAGCTATGCGAGATCATTCAGTCTAATGCTAGTCTAACTATGCTTCTCGCGCAAGTTCATTGCGCTCACGCACGAGTATTTCGAGCTCGGCGGTATCATCCTCTATCTTAGATTCCAATCGCGCTATCCGTTTATTTAGACTACCTTGGTTTATCCTATAGACCTCTAGATTTTCGGAACTAATATTAGTTCGATCACCGTCGAGGAATCTAACCCGCTCATCAGTAAGGACTGGACGTCCCAACCTTTCAGCACAGACAATTCGATGCGTGAGATCCCATCCGTCTTGGGTTCGTGTATAATGATATCCATTAGGGGAGATTCTGGTGTCCCCAACATCTGCTCGTTGACCTCTTGCCATTCTACATCGTCCTTCTTGTACTCATAGTATCTCTCCCCAGTTTCTTCCCCATCCGGAGTCACAAGGAAACTTGATATAATCGGTGAAATGTTCTCGGGCTTCTTCTTCCATGACTCTTCCGACATGTTCCATCACATCCTCTATTTGATCTCTATCACATTCGTAAACCCACGCGTCATGCACTGGTACCCGTAGCATGTTTTGCATACCTTCTTTTGCCAAACGGATACCTGCCTTGAGCAGAATATTCGACACAATGTTCTGCGGATAAAAAGCCAAAGCCTCTTTCTCGACATTATTTTTGTTCTCCGATGTTATAAGCATGAACCGCCTATGATTACCAAACGGCGATACTAGATCTTGTCCTGAATGAATAGTTTCCAATACATCTTCACGCCACTGAGAAGCCCGTGGAATAAGTTCGAAGAATGTATCGATGTACTCTTGTGCCTTATGTACAGGCATCTTATATTCGGCTGCTAAAGAAAAAGCTTCCCTTCCGTAGGTAAGTCCAAAGACAACTGCCTTGGCTCGTATATAATTGTCCTTGTCTCTAACCTTGTCGAAGTCTTCCCCATAAAATTGCTTGGCAACTTCGACATGTATTGATCTACTTTCGTCATCAAAGATGGACTTAAGGTAAGTGTCTTCAGCAAGAGCACAAACAACGCGTAGCTCAGCTTGTCTGTAGTCACTTTGTCCCAGTACAGCACTATCTGTTCTAGGTATGTAGAGTCCACGGAGTCGAGGTCCTCGCGTGACATTTTGAAGGTTAGGGTTACTACTAGAGAGTCGTCCAGTTGTAGTTCCATGTAGTTTGTAAGTTGGATGAACTCTTCCTTTGTAGAGTCTTGAACGGGTTCCTTTGACGTAGGTTCCATACGACTTTGACTCCTTCTTAAATTCCAAATGTGCACGAAGAAATTCGTACACATTCTTACTACCTTTCTTAGCCGCCCGTTCTTGTACGTTTAGAAGTGTTTCTGCTCGAGTGTTAGGTACTTTAGTTTTGAACTCATCATTTAGTACTCTGGTAACCTGTTGCCATGAGTTAGGATTGTAAGCTTCGTCAGCTACCATCTCTTGAAGCATTACCTTTAAGTTGTCCATGCTAATAAGGTACTCATCCGTAAGCTTGTCCAGGTAATCTATATCCACAGTCATACCGTTGCGTTCAACATGCATAAGCATATTGGAAGCTTCTACTAAATGATCGTGAAGTTTACGTTCCTCATCTGTAAGTACTTCTTCAAAAAGCTTCCACAGCATGTAGGTATTGTGACAGTCGAAGGCATTGTACTTGTATAAAATCTTTCGAGGTATAATTGCATAGTTCTTATTTGTGCCAAGGTACTTACTTACCTCAGCCTTCCAGCTAGGACTACCCAAGCGTTCAATCGAATTGTACTCTAGTGAATGTACACCCCTACGTTCATCAGTTACATATGAAGCTAACATTGTATCAAACCAAAGGAGCCCCTGTGGGGAGATGCGATGGAGCCCTTGAAGATCAAACTTACCGTTGTGTGCAATGATCTTATTTTGCTCTAGTACTAAACGCAGTGCATCACGAACGCTTTGTAGTCGGAGTGCATTTTCACCAAGTACAAGGACCTTCCCGACCTCATAGCCGATTCCGACGCAGAGATAATCGTACTCTTCAGGATGGGCGTCATTGAGGTCTTTGTCAATTCCGATTTCAATGTCGACAGAAATTGGGATACTTCCTCTTCGGAGCAATTCCTTGAGCCCGTCAACTGCATCTCTATCGTCAAGGACAACGAATTTCGGTGCACTCCAATTTGAGGTAGTAGTTCCATTTATCTTTTTGAAATCCGTGATGATATCCGGAAAGATGCCTGAATTGTATAAACTCGCTGCCGGATGGAAAGTTGGTATGATTCGAACTCCAGGGAACGCCTTCGAAACTTTTCCTGGCCCAACTCTTGTTGCAGTGATTCCTTCGCTAGTCCCAAGTATACTCCGTTGGGCAGGGTTACCCAAAGCCACAATCGTGCTAGGTCTCCTTGAGTTAATTTCCCCCATGAGACGTGGTCTGCACGCTTTAACCGCAGCCGCTGGAGTATTGGCGTTCTGTTCCGGTTGGCAAAGGACCGTGTTAGTAACAAAGACATTTCTCCTATCAAATCCGTTATGTTCTAGTACTGTATTAAGTAGCTGACCACCTGCTCCGATAAACAGAAGTTGCTTTCTAACTTCATTGTATCCTGGAGCATCTCCTACTATTACAAGGTCAGCTAAAGTAGGACCATCAGAAGGACAGTATGAATTGTTTTCATATAAGGGGCACTCTTCACATAAGGCATCAGAGTGGTGGCGAGTAACGTGCCCAGTTGAGGTAGGTGTCGATGTTGTCATTTATCACCGCCGGATTATCATCAGATCGTGTAAAGAAATCAGACGGTCGTTTAATGTACGAATCAATAAGAATGTCAAGTTCTTCTAGTCCCATATAAATTGGTAAGCTTGTATCTATACCTCTGAACCCTTCATGTTCTTTAGTTGTATAAGACAACTCTTTAACTTCTTTTGACCAAGCATTAGCACCTAAGAAATGAATGTCAAACTTGTGATTAAAGTTCTCTCGTATCAGTAACTCAGTCAATGTGACTCTAAAGCCTTCGTCTATGGAGTAGAAATGTCTTGGAATCCCAATAGTAGTTATGTATGTGAACATGTTACCGTTGTCTAAAGCTTTCAAACAGAACATGACTTCTTCTTCAGTTGAACCTTGTAGTACAAACATATACTTGAATGCTGGATGAGCATAACGTGCAAAGTATTGTGCTTGTGCAAGTGTCTCATTAGCATCACCAATAGTATCTGGAATTACAATCTCACTTATAGCAAGGTCACTGGCAAGAGTCAACAGATGCTTGGCACCGTACTCTAACCCTTCAGCAGCTCCATTGTCAAGTATGACAAAATCGCCCTCTTCACTTCTTGTCCGATAGAAATCCCGATACTTCTGATGTCGGTACAAATGAGGAAGAACCAGATGGTACTTCGTCCTCGTCGCGTACTTCTCCAACAAATGCGGCGGACATATCAATGCCACGTTCACGAGTCATCTCCTCTAGTAGTCTTAGTCTAATGTACATGAACCTTACGTAGTTGGAAATGTCTGCCATCTCCTCGTAAATGAACTCTGGTAGGTTAACAGTTAAAAAGTTTAGGTCACCATACTCTTTAGCTCCGTCATTGTGTCTTACTTCACAGAGGTCGAAGAATTCTTGATTGAAGACTTCAAGCTTCTCTAATTGTTGCTTGTCCGAATCGTTTGACATTATCTTCCCTTTTGATTTGATACATCTTATTCAGGTCTAGTTCCATACTTGCTACAATGTTACATAGATAGATAAAGATATCGGTTACTTCAAAAGCAAGGTCGCGTTCAAAGCTTTCATCCACAGGGTCTCCTCTCATACCCTTCTTGATCATGTTAGCAAACTCTCCGACCTCACCCATAAGAGCTATAGTCAGAAAGCCTAGGTCATCTATTGTATCTGGGAACCAGTCTTTACTATCCTGAAGACATTGTGATATAATGTCCTCAAGACTCATGTCCTCTAATATAGTAGGTTGACCATTATCTGATGGCATTATAGAACTCCCCTCTAGGATCTGCTCCTGGCATTGGCTTCAGAAATGCTCCTCTCAAGTCGGACGTTGTCGTTAATGCTCCAGGCATCTTTACACCCCTAAGTGACATACAAAGATGTTCAGCTTGCATCTGTACTGCTACGCCTATTGGCTTCAATTCTTCTTCAAGGAAGGTTGCAATCTCACTCGTCAGTTCTTCTTGAGTCCACAGTCCCTTAGAAAATTGAGTTACTGTACGGGCAAGCTTACTAAGTCCAGCGATCTTGTTGGATGGAATGTAAGCAACATACGCAGTACCAAAGAAAGGAATAACGTGGTGAGCACATAGACTATTGAAACGAATAGGCCCCAGAACAACCATCTCCGACTTCTTGAGTGTGTTCGGAAATGTTGTAAAATTGAACTCTTCATCGTCTCCATTTGTAAGCTCCTTCATCATCTTGACCCATCGTTTAGGTGTGTCCTTTAGATGGGGGTTTGCTTCTGGATCCCACTTGTCACCTAGAATTTGCTTGAAGACATCTCTAATGGATGCCTCTGCTAATCCTTGTGCCAACTCTTCTTCTGTTGCATACTCTGTCATCTTCTTCTCTCCTCCGGATCCCATATATGCTTGTGTGTTTGAATGTTTAGACTGACTTCTGTTATTTCATTTGCTATGACCGACGCTAGTGTACCTTCTGATAAACTATCACTGTCCCAGACAACACCCATACTAAACTGTGCCGATGTGAAGTTTTGAAACACAGCCATCATTTCTACAGCCTTCTCTACATCTACATCATCCTTACAGACAAACTTAATGGTGTCATGTTCACGAAGTCCAGTAAGGTTCAAGTTATAGAACTTACCAAACTCACCTGAGCCAGGAAGCTTAAAGTCCATAATGATATATGATTGATCACCTAAGTTAGTGAACCATCTAGGGATCTCTACTGTACCATTTGTAAAGACTTCAAGAGTATGGCCTCGTTCACTAAGCGCCATACCAAGTTGTTCAAGTTTACTAGCAGGCTGTATAAAAGGTTCGCCACCTGTAAAGGTAACCATAGCAGTATCAATTTCATCTATGATCTGCTTCTGTGTCATCTTAGGCCAAGTACCTCGCCACTCTGGATAGACTGCATGAATCGTATCACAGCCAGGAACAACTGTACCATCAGGTAAAGTACCATAGCCCCAGCCAGGACAACGGAGATTGCATCCGCCAAATCTGATAAACGTAGTTGCGTCCCCAGTATGCGGTCCCTCACCTTGGATGGAAGCATATATCTCATTGACTTTTAATTCTGCCATGTAGCAGTCGTCCTTGGTGTCTCAGAGAGCGTGACCCTGTGGAGAGTAATATCGTAACCCTCTTCTTGGAGTACAAGCTTGATTAGATGTGCAAGTCTTCCAACCATATTCTCTGATGTAGTAAGCATGTTTGGAAACACATCATTTAAGAATCGATGATCAAGACTGTCCACAAGAGGCTTCATTACTTTGTCTAAGTCAAAGTAGTTAAGAATCATACCTGTTTCATCTAACACTGGCCCAGTTACTTCAACTACAAGACCATATGTATGACCATGAAGTCTATTACATTTACCAAAGTTAAACTTGTTCTTATCTTTGTGCCAGTCATCTCTATGTAGTCTATGCGCCGAGTCAAAGTTATAACGCTTACTGATGCTAATCATGAGTTTCTCCTCCGAACTGGTCCTTCATATATAGTGCACACATTTCGTTTACGCATCGTAGGATCTTCTCCTTTAGTATATGTTCCATTTCCTGATAACAATATAAGCAAAATTGAGGTTCATTCTTCTTCTGATTCATCAGTAACCCATTCAACTTCGTCTACATTTATAGCAGGTCGTTTAACAGATTTGTTTGAAGGTGTAGTTACTTTTGGTATAAACTTGTACTTACCTGCTAGTAGATCCTCTTCATTAAAGGGAGGAATGTCATCATAAACGATAGACATACGTTCACCTATACCTAGACCGTGCCATGGAATAGTTATGTTCTCTACCCCACTCTTTACGAACTCGTTTATGAGTCTGTCACGTTCGAAGCTACCTGTATAGATAGCAACAAGGTCAGGCTTCATTCCAACGATATCATGAATCTGAGGTCTAACCGACCACCACCACTCCAACTTCTCTTTAGTGGAAGACTCCTTGATGTTGATATCATAAGGCTCAATCTCAAAGTCCGGTTCTATTAACCCATACTTGTATGACAAGACAAAGGTCATGTCATAGTATCTTTCTGTATGAGCTAGTGTAAGCTGAAAGTGAGCACCTGACCAAACATCACGAGCTCTTCCAGGTATACTTGACTTCTGATTTGTGCAGGGTATGACTGCTATGTTTAACATTTTACCACGATGGCATAGTCCCATCTCTTTCCGTGTTCGAAGGTTTCCACTTCGTCTATTGCACCAAACTCTTCTAGGAGAGTTTTGATCTCGTCTATAGTAGGATTGGTATCTGATAGGTATGTAAAGATAATCTTCTTAGCCGGAATAGCTTTAAGAACTCTTCGCATATATACCAAATAGTCTTTACGAACCCATTTCTGGAACTCTATGTCCTTAGATGCACCAATCGCTTTATTGATATTAGCAAAAGTTTTGAAGTAGATGTCATTTGTTCCCACAAGTTTAGGAGGATCAATGTATAAGACATCTACATCAGTAGGTAGGTCCTCTTGCGGTACTGCAAAGAAGTCGCCTGCATGATGATGGATTATACCTGCCTGGTTCACATACTCGTCTACATAATTTCGTTTATTATTAAACACCTTCCAGACATCGTCTACAGTTATTGATCTACCCCAAGCAGTACCTCTTCCCATGTATGTACCACGCATGATCGATGTGAACAAGGGTACACGTTCATAGTCAGAACATGCCGAAGCTATATAGTCAATTAGTGCAGCACAATGATCATCAATGTTACTAAAAGGTCTTTCATTATAAACAAAGCCCTTCTTGAACTTAACCTCTTCAATTTTATGTACAGGTTCTTTAGCGCTAAAGACATCGTTCATTACAAAGGATGTCAGAGGCTGCTGGTCGTACGTATAGAAGGTTCTATCATCTCTTGCCCAGGTTGCAATTTCTTTACCGGAAGCTGCAAATGGGAAGGCAAAGACTTTGTCTTTTTCTATACGTTCCTCTATCCAACGAACAAGAGGGTCGAGAGCCGTACCAGTGAACCCAATGGTCCATAGTCTAGTCATGTCGCTACGTTACTCCAATCTATTTCGATCTCGTATGCTGCCGTATCACGTAGGCCATTGATAGCGAATGCCTGAATACGTCCTACGCATGTTGGACATACTCCACAGTGGTATGTGCGCCCATTGTAGCACGACCACGTCATGCTGAATGGTACGTCGAGCTTCATTCCTGATGCAACAACCTCAGCCTTCGAACGCCACTCATGAGGAGTGATCAGTCGTACCTTATGGTATGAACCAATGTACATTGCATTAGCCATAGCCCCAATGAACTCAGGTGTACAATCCGGGTAGGCCCAGTTATGAGCATCCTCTGCATGCATACCAGCCCAGACTTCGATATCATCATCAGGGAACCTCGTCATAGCATAAGTAGTCGCCATGGAAAGAAAGTTACCATTACGATATGGTACATAGGTAGGACTGACTCCGCCGGCCTCATTGATGTCTTCGTAGGACACCTCAGGCATATCGAGTGCATTAGACTGCACTAGTACAGAGTCTGTACCTCCAAAGATTGATGGTAAAGTTATGCAGTCCCACTGAATGCCAAGTGCCATTGTAATGTCATTTGCTGCATCTAGTTCCTTACTATGCTTCTGTCCGTAGAGAAATGAGACCGCTTCTACGTTTTGGATCCCCACTGTGTCAATAGCCTCGTATAGGGCTACGGTACTGTCTAGTCCTCCGCTGAGAACCACCATTGCCTTTTTCATATTTTAATCCTTATGTCTGTTGCTGTATAGAAAGTGGCGCGCCCTCTCTTGTCTGTTTTAACAATGCCCCGCTGCTCTAAGGTTTCAAAAATCAGGTTCGCATCTCTAGATGACAGATGATGATTCTGCATCAGGATGGAACGGCCGATACCAGGCTTCCTTAAAATGCTTTGATATATCCTTTCTAGTTGTCGCTCAGATGTTGACTTACCTATGTTGCCTATTAGTTCGATAGTGTATTGACCCCACTGCTCTACATAGAAGAAGGCCCTTACTATATCTGTTTCTTTAACAATGACATCACCTGATTGTGTTCGAGCTGCTGCCAGAAGTGTAGCCATCTTCAAACCTGACTTAGCCATCCTATCAAAGGTAGGAGTCATCAAGTCCTTCAGATCTGTTTCTAATCCTTGAGCTACTAGGTCAGCTTCGAACTTATTGTATCTGAGCCATGCATCGTCTGTAAGTGAGGCATCAAAACGTACCTGGGAAATTGTAACTCTGTCCCCCACTTTGATTTCTTGTGTACGGTTGTAGTATCTGTAAAGCTCTTTGAATTTCTCCAGCAGTCTGTTTCGAGTATCAATGCTACGCTCTGTGGGAGGCCCCAATGGTCGTAACTTAGTGATATCAGATTCAGCTGAAACAAACAAGAAGCGGGGAATAAATCCAGAGGCAACGTGGTCATACCTAAGGAGTTCCATGATTCGGGTCTTAATTCCACCTGCGAAAAGAATGAGGACCGGATCTCTAACTTCAATAACTTCCCGTCGAAGAACTCGCTTTTGATACTTTCCGTCGTACAGTTTTGTAAAAGTTTCCGCCATTCCCGCATAGTAATCTTTCTTTGTCATCTGTTCTAATAGTCCACTAAACTCATCTCGAAGAAATATAGAGGGTCTACCAGGTCTAGCTGACAAGGAAGAGAACAACCCTTCCACAGAGCCATCAGTTGCTAGTACGGCATCACTATCGATCTCAATGATCATGTCCATAGCAATGTCCATAGCAGTTGTCTTACGAGTAAGTGTCGTATCAGCTAAGATCATGAACCATAGATTAGGTATTACAATCCCATACGAAGTAGGTAGTCGTACGTTACCAGATAACAAAGCTGACAGAATGACAAAGGCACCTACCTGATGGTACTGCCAAGCTGCATCACCTAAAGTACTAGCCCATTCAATGTACTCTTCTATAAGGCTAGGATTGTTCTTGATCCAACTGCGCTCTGCATCTGTCAGGATCTTCTTCATCTCTATGTCGGCATCTGCTATGCCTAAGAGCTCAGCTGTCAAACTTTGAGTATGCGCTTCTGCCTTACAAACTTCTCGCCACAAGAGGCGCTCGTCTCTTTGATCACGTCTATACTTATTACAAGCAGACTCCCGCGCCACGACAAAGACATCTTCTCTGTTAAGACCTGACTCAAATAGAATCAACTCTAATTGCCAAAGAGCCTTGGACCAATCTTCTTCTGGCTCCTCAAAGAACAACGTCCAGAATCTAGGATTGATTTCCTTCTTGTGCTCTGCCAATATATCCTTGGAGTTGTTTTCAAACTTTTTAGGGAACTCAACCTCTAGATGCTCGAAGCCCTCCGTCTGTGGATAACCTTCGAAGTCCTTTATCCTATATTTCTTTGTGTTCGCTTCTGCGATGGTAACGGTCGGTGGAGGATCGTACTTGTGGTTCTGCGTATAGGGGATTCTGAGAAGCTGAGTAAGGTCCCATCCTGATCTGTCTGCACCGTGCTCAGCATGGTAATATGCAATTCGTCTACTGTAGTCTTCAGCTTCTGATGCTGCGATGGACTTATCGAGGACCCAGAGTCCCTGATATCTTCCAGGAGAAGACTCAATAAGTACACTAGGTTCAACCAAGAGTTCATCTGGAGGGAGGGTATCAAGGTCACTCCAGAGATTGGGGCAGTCTTCAACGGATTCCTTTCGTCTTTGTTGCTTCTTAAAGAGCTGTGAACAGAAGTATACATCAAACTCTAGGAAGTAGTCATTTATATGAGAGAGTGCCTTCGGTAGCTCCTTAGGATAATGGTAGAAGTTTTCGAACATCTGATTCTTGCTTCGATGGGCAATACACAGATAGCCAGTTTGCTTACCAAATATGAGCTTGAAGAAGGTTTCCCTTCGTTTGTCTATTTCAGGTGAGATCAATTAGGTGTCCCTTGGATGTTAAAGAGGGCCTCCGAGGTGCGGGAAAGCACTTCTCGTTGGAGAGTCCGGAGACCCCCTTCAACTCTAGTTGCTACGGAAGTAGGCTTGTAGCTACATCTGTGTTACTGGATGCAGGCTTAACCTTCTTGATATCATTTGTATCTTCACCATTGTACTCTCGTACGGTGACGACAAGACTGAACTCGCTACCGACAACGTCGTCGATCTCGAAGTCAAAGTCATCTGCATCAAGCTGTTCGTCAGTCCATACACCTGAAGACTTCAAGATAGCCTTCAAGCCGAACAACGAACCAGGCTTCCAATCACCACAATCACATGAGCCGTGACTCCATGGCGTGTTCTGCCAGAGCTTACGAGTCTCGAAGTCTCCCTCTGAGACTGTGAACTCCCAATTGATGTACTCAGATCCAGTATGCTTTGCATTAGGACCTGCTTCTCTCAACTCGCCATCTGTGATACGAGCCTGATACTTACCTCTGGGGATGGCATCAAAGCCACCTCCAGTGTCTGAAAGATTGACTCTCATTCAGTTTCTCCTGTGTTAAAGATATGGTTATATATTTTTGTCATATCTGGGTTTTCCAAGATGATAGGCAACGAATCAGATCGATCCTTTGCTATCTCTTTATCTGTACCTGCCGAAAGTGCCAGTCGCTTAAGGTCATCACCAACAACGGCTGTATACATATACAAGACGATGTCAACGAAGCCACCAATTTCCATTGCTAACTTACCACTCAAGGATGGACGAGTAAGCATCTTACCTGTCTTAGCATCTTTGTCAGTAGCAGCAAGGGCAGTGATAATAGTATGCATTGGCAGATCTCTGAAGCCTCTTACAAGCCTTCTGATCTGTTCAATGTTCTTACCCCATTCACGTACGCTAGGTACTTCTGGATCACGATCTGGATGTTCCTTTATAAGCTCCCGCATGATATTATACATACTGAACTTCTGCATCTCTGTCACAGAGTCCAACACAACTGTTTTATAGTCATGCTTCATTTCATACAGTTCATTATAGATGAGCTGCATATCGTTCCATGATTGAACTCGAACGACTTCAATGTCAGGATGTCTGTCTCTCAGAGATAACGTTCCGCCTTCAACGTCAATGAAGAGAACAGATCGTAACTCTGGTACATCATCTGCTGAGCCAGCTAGTACAGTCTTCCCAGCACCTGGGTTACCGTACAGGAGCATATTGATATACTCCTCCGACTCAGCAACGGTTGATACATCCAAACCGCCTAATGTTTTTTGTGTCAATACTTCTTCTGCCATTTATTCCTTATCCTTTTTTGAGTCCTGGTGGACTATGTACCGGAAGTTATCTGTATCACATCCTTTGATCGTGGAACGAAAAGCTCGTCGAGGATGAACTGGTAATCATAACCGTTCTGTTTTGCAATGCAGGGCTCTCTGAACCTACAAAAGTTACAACTGAACATATTAGGCGAAGGATAGATAGCAGGCTGACTCAACATTTCTTTAGCTTCCAGATAAATGTTTCTACCCATAGTTTCCAAAGCAGCTTCGTTACGATACACTTCCAACCTATCGAAGAATGGATTGCCCTTGTCCCTCAAGTAGTTCAGGTACTCTGTATACTGTGTCTCAGGCTCACCTGCTACCTTAAGCTGCTCTGTGAAGAGTGCATAAGTAGTCCGTGACTGTTTATTCGTACTAAAGTTACGACCCTTGTAAGGCTTCAATAGCGCTTTAGCTGGTTTTGGAACAGCCTTAAGTGCCCGAGAGTAGATAATACCTGCTATACGTACACCTAATTGCTTTTGAATAGCCCAAGCATATGAACCACATTGAGCATCAAGTTCCAACCAAGCAGTGTTACCCATCTGTCCAGCTGTCTTATGTTCAAAGATCCAATAGCGACCCTGCGGATCTTGAACTAATCCGTCCAGTCGTCCCTGGTACATAACAGGCTCATTGTCTATCTTATAGAGCTTCCCGTTAGGTGTTTCAATAGGTACTTCAAATTCAATTTCGATCTTAACCGGAGTAAAGTTATCTACTGTAGGTGCCCACTTGAAGTAATGTTCAAGCATACCAGACAACATATCGTAACGTTCACCATACTCTACCAGACGCTCATCGGGAAGAGTCTCTTCACCATAGAGTTGAATAGCTAAAGCTACTTGTTCTGTATGAACCTGACTAAGTTTATCTCGTGCTGCTTGATGTACTGCTACAGCAGTCAAAGGATTGTCAAGTAGATGCCACGTACCAGGAAAGTAATACTCTGCCAAAGCTTCGTGCCATGTAGTGCCATCTTCAAACGGAGCGTACCGCTGAGCTGGTTCGAGATTGGAACGTATCTTAGAAGACCAGTCCCACTCTTGACGACAAGAGCGGAAGGAGCCTCTATCCGAGGTTCGAATTATGTGCTTTCCCATATTTAATTCTCCAAGCTATGCTTTATTATATAGTAGTTCCAAGTAACATCTCAAATGGAATTTATTATTCTTCGTGGTTACCCCGAAGATGTTTCCAGGCTACTTGAAAGATTGACAATAGTACAACGAATCCTAAGAACAAAAGGACAGCAAACAGTGCTGCAAAGAATGCTCCTAAGATCACTACCCAAGGTTCAAGCATCAGGTGTCTCCCTTCAACGCAGCATCCACGCCAGCACGGAACGCTTCTCTCTGCAACCTGTCCTTCATGTCGGGG